ATCATTCGTCTTGCGCTATTAATGATTCTGTTTTTAGAGGCCGCCTCTAGCACATCAATAATTTGATTGTATTCAGCTCTTGTCTCTTTATCGAGACCGCCGACAAATACCTTAGTTGTAAACTTCTTAATCAAGTCAACAACCTCATCATCAGACCTAAACCTTCCAAGCTCTTGAACAGCTTTAACATCATTAGGCGCTAGGTTGGTAAGGAGTCTTTCCTTTAAAGATGTTAGACCAGCAACATCCGCCTCTGTTATTTGTTCAAGTGCTCGATATTTTTCAATATCAAACAAGTCTGTTCTTGCTGTTGCTACGGCAGGGTCTACCTCTAAAAGCCTAAATGAATCTGCCAGACCTAGCGGCTGTCTATCCTCAAGCATTTGCCCAAGCTCTTTTCCAAGGGATGCGTTTTCAAGCTCAATGAGAGCGTAGTTTCTTGCCGCTCTTATACCGTCATCTGTTGAAAGATCGGCCTCAAAACCTGAGTCTTTAAGCATTTGGCTTATTGATTTTGTTGCGTCTGCTCCACCATCAGAAGGAGCGCGGCCTATTACATTTTCAAAAGCAGGAACTGACGGATTGGCACTGTTCTTGTCGTAAGCAAATCTAACTAAATTTCTTATTCCCGACTTTGGATCAACTATTTCTTTTGTTTCATAGACATAATCAGGAGGAGTCTGTCGTCTGACAAAGTCAGCGGTATTGCCTGTTCTTTCGTAATTAGCAATGCTTTCAACGGTAAAGTTTTCTAATAACTTCTCTTTTTGATCCACGGTTAGGCGAGGCTTTGGCCTAAACCCTTGCCCTGCTTGAATAGCTTGAGCCGCAACAGCCGGAGACATACCTAGCTCTGCCGCACGACCTAACTCACCCTTTAACATTTCAGGATTAAACGTACCTGAAGCACCCAGAGAAAGTAGATTCGCTTGATACTGACGTTGCTTGGCAAGTTTTTCTTCTTCCTGCTTTTTAAGTTCTGCTTGACGACGTTCTTCATCTAGCCGTCCACGCAACCCGCCCAGTTCTTTTGCCGCAGTAAACAAGCCTTGCTGGTATGAAGGCTGGGCCATTGATTGTAAAAATGCTTGCGAAAACTTAGCCATGATTAGCCTCCAATTCCTAAAAGATCTTGAATACCGCCGCCTATACCACTAAGACCGCCAGCAATCGTACTAAACAAACCGCCTAAGCTTGAGCTACCACTACCGCCGGGAGCCGCTGAAGCCGCACGTTGTTGATTAATTAACCCTGATATCACGTTACTGCCAACACCGCCAAGCAAGTTTGCTCTAGCCTGCTCTGCCAACAACTGAGCCTCGATGCCTGACAGTGCAGTCTCACCAAAGAGCCCGGTGCCAAACTGCTGTGCCTGCTGTGCAAGTTCTTGCTGAATTAAGCCCGGCTGTGCCGCCGAGATTAATTGTTGCTGTGGTAAGTAACCAGCACCCAAAAACTGACCGCCTAGCGCCGCTTGCTGTGCCTGCTCTGCCTGAGCCTGTTGCATAGCAGTCAACATAGAACGATCACGAGCCTCACGCTCCGCTGTACTTAACGCTAGGAGTTCTGGTGTAGCCCCACCGTATGCCGCTGAGGATGTCCCTAATCGCCCCTGAGCCGCTAGACGCTCTTCAAGTGCTAGACGTTGCCGTTCTTCTTCAGGACGCTGTGCGGCCCTCATACGATCGAATATGGCTTGCTCACGATCTACAGTAGGTTGTGCGGCCTGACCAAAGAAACCGCCTGCACCACCAAGCAACTGCCGCTGTAGCGCCTGCTCTTCAGGTGACAACTGCATGCCAATCTGAAGGCCGTCAGCAGTAGGTTGTTGCATAGGAGAAGGCGTCGTTTGTGGCGCTTGTATTTCCGTTAATAACTGACCTGATAAAGGCGAAGGAGGTTGATAGCCAGAATCTATTAATTGTTGTTGAAATTGTTGTAACAATGCGTCTGCTTTAGGATCAATACGAGGCAATCCGCTTACTTGGTATCCAGGATCTCCGGGTTTAAGCCGTTGATCCATACCCATATTCGGAGGCAACATCATTGATGGCTGGCCTACAGGCTGTGCCATAGGCTGTCCCATACTAGGCTGACCACCCATACGAGAAGTAAACATAGCTCCGGTAGGAGTAGTCACTGTAAATGGCTTAAACGTAGACTCCATTTGTCCACGCTCAGCAACACCCATAGCCTCACGTTTAGCTTGCTCGCCGACATTGCTTAGCCGGTCGTAGGCTTCTTTAGTTAACAAGCCGCCAGCCAATCCCATCAGCGCATTTGGTGAGCCAAGCACTTGCTGTCCAGCACCCATAAGTCCGCTAAATATATCGCCCGCCCCTTGCGCAATTGAGCCAAAACCACTTGTCGGAGTAGAAAAATTGGCGGCTTCTGTGGCAAGAAATGGATCAGTTTCCATTACTGCGCCTGTATTAAAATCAATAACTGGAAAAGCCATTGTTATCTCCTATTAAAGTAGCTTGCCGATTAAGGCCATTACGTTGATTTCTTGTAGTGATAAGGGCGATCCGTCTATGTCTGCTTCTAGACCTACCTGCACACTGGTTCCATATCCTGTGGTGTTTAAGCTACGCTGACTTGTTAACTCGCCACCTGTAAATTCGACTGTCGTGTATTCGCTTTCACCGTAGTAACCCGTGATCTGAGTACCTACCGTAAACTCTGCTGTAGCAAACGTCGTATCAAAATCATAAGCCCACTTAAGAAATACAGTCGCACTGTTTGCACCAACCAGTGTGGGCTTTAGTTTTTTAAGAATCTTAACCCTAGAGCTATCGCCAAACGTTAAGCTTGGGCTGTAATACTTAAAGCGGTAAGCCTCGTCATTGTCTGCATAGCCTGTGTACTCGCTAATCCCTTGGTTTGTACCAATGTACAACTTGCCATTTTCTAGTCGAGCAAAGGATGTAAAGCCAGTACCGGGCCATCGAGTCACACGATACGAGCCATTCTCCACCGTACCCCGAACGTCAAAACAAAATGTTGTGCTTTGCCCTGTAAACGTTAGCAAGTAAAAGCCTTCTTCTGGGCTATATACCGATCTAAAAAACTCTGTTTCTGCTTGTAACGAGGCAATAATGTCCTTCGTTATGTTTCCTGACAGACTGCTAATTGGCATAGATTTTTCTTGGATTGTCCTACCAAAACTCTTGAGACCCGTGTGTGATAGGAACAATACGTCTGTGCCTGTGTATTGCACGGTGTCTCTATCGACACAGCCAACACCCGCCACGGTGTCTGCTACCGACATAGTGGCCGGAGCCTCGGCGCCTTGATACGCGACAATGCTGTGCTTACCAAAGATAATAAGAAGGCCATTGTGTGCGGCTAACGCAACAATCTCGTCATAGCCATCAGGCCATACCTTTGAAATATCAATGTTGCCGCTAGTACCGCCAGACCAATCGTGGCCGATTAAGAGATCACTCCAGTAAATAGTAGATTTGTTAGAGCTAAAGTCTGCTGTCCATAGCCGACCGTATGCCGCTAAGACTTCGTTGCCGTACATAGCACTTGCTACGCCTGCGGCACCTGACACAGTGCTTAACTGAATTACTGAGCCACCAGCATTGTCGTAAACCAAAGGCTCATAGCCACGCTGAAAGAAATAGATCTTGTCGTTGAAGTTAACCATCTTCCAGTTATCAGCAGTGATTGTGTAACTGCCGGGAGTCTCGTCAACTAACGTAGTTGTTCCACTAATAATCTTGTTGTTACCAACAGAAAATATTTTAGTGTTGCCACTGTCATCCCTGAACTCTTTAATTGCACGAATGGACTCCGTGCCAAGTACAGTCTTTGTAGTCGTAATAACATTGTGGCCTTTACGTGCGGCAATACGTCCTCGCTTGTCGATTACAGCGTTGTCTGCAATCTCAGCAAAAGACGGATCCTGCGCTAACGGCGAATCCTCGGTGTTAACACCCTTAAAGGCCGGAGCTACAAGATTAATACTTTGCAGTTGTTGAGCCATATTAGACCGCCCTAAATACCATTTCTTCTGGATGTTTAGCCGCATCAATTGCCACGGCATCTGACAGGTACTGGTTAGCTATCGTAAAGTATTCGGCTGTAGACGTACCGCCTGTTTCTCCTCGCTCACGGGCAAGCAGTGCTATTGCCAAATGAATAACAGGCGCTGAAGGAATAAGTAGTTTGTCAGTGTTAGCCGTTAGATCGCCTTGTCGTTTAACGACATCAAACCGCAGGCTATAAACACCATCCGGTGTAGGGCCAATCAAGAGTTGAGTATCGCCGTTGCTGTCTAGCCCGTTGTACGTAAAGTATTTTGGAGCGCCTTCTACTGCGTTAGCAATGTATAGAGCATCATTAAACCAATCTTTAGTTTGATATTCCATAAAGCAGTTCTGAGTGTCATTCAGTACTGACATTACTTTTACATTGTCACCGGAGTTAGTTAGTGAGTAAATATTGTCCGATGCCGCAGTAGTTACCGTGATAGTTTCACGTAACGCAGACCAATCAGCCGCTTGACTAACTAATGTTTTTGCATCGTTAATAAAGTCACCAACCATCTTGGCGTAGGTAGTGTTAGTAACAGCAGTCACTTCCTCTTCTCGAAGACGACGCAGTACAGCGTTCATTAGGTTTAGATATGTCATACGCTCCTAGCGCCTCCAGTAAACATGCCGATTCGTAAAGGGTCAGCCAACTTACGTCGCGTCAAACCACGTTGGAACTTTTCAAACTCAACAGGATCAATTGGTGTAGCCGCCGCTATTTGCCCAGGCAACATCTCTTGCTGTGCCGCAAGACCTAAAAGCCCAGCACCTAAGCCAGCGCCTAACCCTGCAACGCCTTCACCAAGACCTTCAAGACCGCGACCAATACCGCTAATGTCTGACTGTATTCCGCCAATCTGAGTGCCTAGGTCTCCGATCTGCCCACCAATCTCACCGAATTGCTGTTCAGTGCTTTGCTGGAACGCTTGCTGTGCTTCTGCTTGGCTAATTTGACCGGACTGCAATGCTTCAATATCAACATTTACATCAGAAAATAAATCATTAACAGTGCCACCAAACTCTTCAAACTGACGTTGAGTGCTTTCATTAAGGCGGGTTAGATCTCCACCAACAGCAATAACAGCTTGTTGAAGATTACGCCTCTCGTCGGTTGCTTGTTGCGCCTGACTTGCCGCATCTGCTTGGTACTGAGCAAAGGCTTCTGCCTGACTAATTTGGCCTGCCTGTAAACCTTCAATGTCTACGTTAACTCCGGCAAATAATTGATTAACGTCCTCACCAAACTCATTAAATTGTTGGCGTGTCTGTGCGTCTAAACGATTAACGTCACCGCCCACTGCAATAAGAGCCTGTTGTAGATCTCTACGCTCTTGCTCTGCGGTCTGTTGGCCTGCCGCAATTCCGGCAATAGATTGCTCTAGCTGGTTTTGAACGCTATTTATGTTAGTCCCAAGCTGGTTAAGCTGGTTGTTTAACGCGCCTTCTACACTGGATAGTTGTCGTAGTGTATTGGCTTCTACGCCTGTAATCTGCGAGAGTAATCTAGCTTCAGCATCTGTTAGTTGACGAGCTTGGCCTTCGGCCTGTGCGGCCAACGCACTCTGAAGGCTGGCCTCTACGTCTCTAACTTCTCCGCGAACTCCTGCAATAGAAGACTCCAAATCTGTTTGGACTTGGTTAATATCTGTGCCAATGTTGTTTAATCGGTTGTTTAACGCACCTTCTACAGTAGACAATTGACGCAACACATCAGCTTCTACACCAGTCATTTGAGACAACAAACGCGCTTCAGCTTCAGTTAATTGTCTGGCTTGTCCCTCGGCTTGTGCCGCTAATGCTTCTTGCAATTGACGACGCTCATCAGATGCTTGTTCTAGGCTTTGCGCTGTTTCTTCCTGCGTTGTTTGAATTTGAGACTGAAGATCGGCGCGACCCTGATTGATGTTTGTGCCAAGGTCAAACAGTCCCGCCTCTAACCCAGCGTCAGACTCTGCCATTTGCTGAAGGATGTCAGCCTCAACACCAGTAAGCTGTTCAAGCAAACGAGCCTCAGAATCGCTAAGAGCCGTTGATTGACCTAAAGTTGCCGCCTCAAGCGCCTCGGTAAGGCTACGCTCTACCTCGCTAACTTCTCGCTGAACGCCAAGAATTGATGTGCCTAATTCAGTTGTGGCTGTTTCTAAGTCGGATCGAACGCCGCCAACAACTTCATTTACTTGCTCTTGGGTTACTGATGCAGGAAACTGAATGTTTCCAATAGCAGTGCTAACAATCTCTCTAACTTGGTCGGCGCTCATTTCTTCTGGAATATCTAAGCCGCCAATAGCAGAGTTAACAATTTCTCTAACTTCTTCTGTAGATGTTCCCGGCGGTATGTTGCTAATTGCTTGATTAACAATTCCTTGAACCTCTTCAGATGTAATCCCTTCAGGGAACTGAATGTTTGCAATAGCACTATCAACAATTGAGCTTACATCTTCGTTTGTTATGCCTTGAGGAAACTCAATGTTTTCTATTGCGGAGTTAACAATTCCTGACACCTGCTCTTCTGTCATGCCCTCGGGAAACTCAATCCCACCAATAGCACTATTAACTATTTCTTGAACTTGCTCAGGAGAGGTTCCTGCTGGAATGTTGCTAATTGCTATATTAACGATGCCTTCAACTTCTTCTGATGTAATGCCTTGAGGAAACTCAATGCTGGAAATAGCAGAGCTAACAATGCTATCAACATCTTCAGTTGTTAAACCTTGAGGTATTTGAATGCTAGAAACTGCATCATTAACAATAGTTTGAACATCATCAGGAGTTATACCCTCTGGAATCTGTATGTTACCAATAGCCTCATTGACTACGTTACTAACTTGTTGCGGAGTCATGCCGGGAGGTATATTACTAATAGCATTATTAACAACAGACTCAACAATGCTCCTTACGGCTTCAGGATCTGCGTCTCTACCATCTATTCCGTCCCTGCCATCTATGCCATCTCTACCATCTGTACCGTCAATGCCGTCACGTCCGTCTATCCCATCAACGCCATCCACCCCATCTCTTCCGTCAACACCGTCTATACCGTCAACACCATCACGACCGGGATCACCTTGCGGCCCTTCAACAGGCTGAGGAAAGTATTCAGAAAACATCTCTTCAGTAATAGTAGATTCAGCCTCAAGACCTGTTTCCTCTGCTGTTGTGTCAGCAAAAATATCTTCAACAGGTTGAGCGTCAGCTTCTTCGCTTTGCTGTTGCTCCTCTAGCTCTGATACATAGTCACGAATCTGAACTTGAACATCTCCAAGAATTTCTGTTGTATCAGGCGTCTGCCAAGCGGCGTCCTCATTCTCACTTGTAAACTCATTAAGGTTTTCTTGAATGTCTCTGTACTGGTTATATGCTTCAGTTGCACTGCCAGTTAAGTTCATAATGACATTTCCGCCTTGGTTAACAATGTCGGCAGATTCTAATGCTCCAGTTAAAAGGTCTATCTGTTGTTGAGCGGCTTGATAAGCTTGCCCTCCGGGCTGTACCGTAGCTTGTATATCACGAAGACGTTTAATTTGTTCTTGAGTAGAACCTTCAACATAACTACCTAAAAAATCTGAAAACTCATTTGTTATGCCTGCGGTAGCCGCCGCAATCAAAGCTTTTTCTAAATCAATTTCTCCTGTTGCAATGCCTTGAGAAACTACCGAACCTAAACCAGCACCTACTGCCGCTGAGCCAACAGCGCCTAATGCACTAGACAAAGCACCGGAAGCCGCGCCTCCAGTTGCTACACCAGCCGCAATAGCAAGGCCAATTTTTACAAAATCACCAACTCCTGCACTGCTTTCATCTACTGTTTTTACATACGCAGAGCCATTCCATGAAAACTTGTCGCCAGAGTCACTGTATACAACAGGGTTAACACCGTATTTTTGTAGCAGTGCTTGGTTAGCTTCAGAGTTAATCCAGTTTTGATAAGCCGCCACCTGAGTTTGAGTTTGCATTCTTTCAAGTTGAGCTGGATCTTGCATAGGATCGCTTGGATCTATGAATAAGTCTTCACCTGCCAAAAGCATTTCTTGGTCTTGAGTAAACCCAGTGTCAGCTTCTGACCAGTTTCCTGTATCGTAATCACCAGATTGAATTAGCTGTTCACGTTCAGTCATGTACGCAAGGTAGTTATCAAACGTGCCGAATACTTCAGGCAGTCTGTTTACCTTGTCGCTTTCAAAGTAATCACGTAGCTCACTAACTGTTAGCTGTTGTACTTCGCCTTCCTGTCCATACAGGTAGTTTTGTGCCGCATCACCACGCTCTTTGCCCTCAACAAACGTAAAGGTCATTTCTGCTGGCGCAGGAGCTGGAGCAGACTCTGCCTCTGGCCTAACAATAGGCGCTTGTTTTACAGGATCGCCTTTAACGTAACCTGTTGTATCTGTAGTAGAGTCTGTAAGCATTCCGGCAGAAGTAGAATCTGAAGGAGCAGAAGGCGTATTTGTAATTTTTCCACCATTAACTCTTACAAAGTCAATTGCGTCATAAACACTAGGAAACTCTTTTGTACCTACATAATATGCCATTATTTAGACCCTGACTTGCTAGCGCCAAAGTAGAAGCTCACCACAGAAGACACGATGCCCCCGAGATAGCCCAGCACGAGGTTAACGACATTGAGGTCGTTGTCATCAGCAGGCTGGAGAGTAACGAGCAAAACGTACCCACCAAAAAGCAAGATAGACAAAATCGCAATTGCCCTTGCTGTCCAATCCTCTGAGAATGATTCCCTAGCATGTTGTATATCCTTCGTTTCTAACGCGAATACATCAACTTCAAGCTCTTTCATCCTGACTTCAAAGTCAAGTTCAGCTTTCTTGATTTCTGCTAGCTGTTCTGGAGTAGCCGTCTGTAAAGCCTTCTCAATCTTTTGTGGTGTAGGCTCGCAACCTAGCACTTGCGCTATCATTCCTGCCGCCGCACCGCCTACAGGGCCTCCTAGAGCCGCTCCAAGAGTAGGAGCAAGATCGCCAACTAAACTTTTAATTGCATCAAACTTCATCCTAAATACTCCAAGCCTTTTAATATGCCCACAATCAAAATGGTGTTCCCCCAGATCATGTTCTCAAGTCTTTTAAACTGCCCGCCACCATCGTCAAGACGCTTTTCAATTCGATCTAGCCTGTCATCAATAGACTTGCGAAGGATCTCGCACTCTGCCTGATGAACTTCTATTCTCTTTAATGCCTCTTCTGCCGCATTCATTACTTATCCGCCAGTGGGTTGTCTAATGATCTTTGGACTAGCGCCTCTAATCGCTCTTCCAACTCCTTCATGTCTTGATCTTGAGAAGAACGCAACTGCTCACGCCTAGCCTCAAACCTATCCTCAGCAGTGTCAATTATTTGACGCACCTCGGTTTCTACATTATCCATTGAATCACGCAGTTCGCGAGTAGTGCTACGTACTAAGTCTTCTGTGCGATCCGCCTGCTGTTCGATTCGGAGTATATCATCGCGTAATCCGTTCTTAATGTCGCGAGAATACTCAACGGCCTCTGTAACCTTGGTATCCATAACCTCCATTTGCTGTTGGTATGCACCCAAGTCTAAACTGGCAACCTCTTCTACTTTTTGATACATCAAGAAGCCTCCATACAAAGCACCGCACAAACTACTTGCCGCGCCAAAAGCCGCAATCCTTGCGCCCCATGACATTCGAGACACATGACCTGTAACCATTTTAATTTGGTCATCAATGTCTTCACTCAATTCTCAAACTCCTGATCGCTTGACGCCATTCTGCGCAGGTTCTCTACCTCACGTCGTAACTTCAATACCTCAAGCTGTTTCTTCTCTAGCTCTAACTTATAAAGCGTGTTGCAGTTAATTCTTTCTTCTGGGCCATCAAGCGGTATGACAATGCGCGCATACACGCCAATGTTCTTGCGCTGAGGCGTAATAGGATCTCTATTGCTAAACGGGTCTTCCGCATCGTTAATGATCCCTGTAACACCAAACTCTAAGTTTGTTCCGCCACCTATCGCGTTTGAGCAGTCAAGATCACCCGCACGGAACTTGTCAGACTGATAGCTAGTTGGCCCACTAGGAAGCTGTAAGTTAAGAGAGTTGTTCTGCCCGTACGCATTTACGCAAAGGAGAGGCAATATCCATGCAAGCCTTTTCATAGCGCAGGAGCCTTAAACTTTGAGCATATCCTTGAAGCTATAATTGCACCTTCATAATCATTGCGACGAAGCTTAGAACGAGAGCAGATATACGTTGCGCGTCTTGCGTCATCCTTTCTGATGTACACGTCAAACCGAACGTGCGCGAGATACTCTATCTTCAATATGCGGTAGCCAGTAACAAATGGCACTGGATTCCATTCAGCGTCAAAAACACTTACTTCATACCACTCAACATCTTGTCGCTTGTTAAACATACGCATTTTTACCTGCATCACATCTTCTACATACGAAGGTGCAAGGCGAGGGTAAGTAGGAAGCATTTCATGGGCCTGCGTTGCAGACGCCAAAATTAATGCCAATGTTGCGTATATTGCTTTCATTAGTTAGCTATACACTCCGCCATAACAATGGCTCTATAAGTGCCAGCAGGATAGGCTCTGCCGTAGCCATACTCAGCTTTACTGGTAACTTTGAACCACGTAGTGCCAGCCGTGTGCATGTCAAACTCAGTCGTGTACTCGTACTCAATCTTGTCAGTTTCGTAGTCAGCCATAGCTGTATCAGATACTTCGCTAACCTCAACATCCGACGTCCAGTTAACAACGTCATCAATTGAAGGCGAGGTACTAAAGCTATTTGGTGCAGTAATGCGAGCTGTGTAAGCATCTCCTAGTGCAACGTCATAGCGAATGATTGGCATAACACCACCGTCAGCTGGCAAGGTGCTTAAAGTACCTGCTACTGGGTTACCAAAGACACCGTTAGTGTCGGTGTTAATAACGCACTTGGATTCAATGTTGCCTGTAATAACGGCTTCTTCAGCTATCGCTGGTAGCGTTAATACTGTTAATGCTGTAATTGCTAGCTTCTTCATTATCCACCCTTACTTGTATTGTGATTTGACCATCTGTTGATGAAGCACTTGTTGTGCCAAGCTGTTACGTAAGCCGCGTTTATTGTCAGGTATATCTTTTGTTGGCAGTGTTACGGTATCTATGTAAACACCACCGTTTATCTTGGCCATGTAATACGGATCAAATCTTTGTTCATTGGCCATCACCGTAACCATAAAGTCTTGCGCCGATCCGCTAGCAATATTCAAAGCATTCTCTGAGGCCGCTAAACCTTGCTCTAGTCGGTCATTAGCTTCACGTTTTACTTCACG